AGACCCTGAAAATGAAAAAGAAATAACAATTCCTTTATCAGATGAAGTTGATAAAATATTTGAAGATTTAAGAATACCAAAATCTACAGGAGGCTTAGTTTCAGGACCAGAAGTGCCCGACACTAAAGAAGACCCAGCAGACAGAGTAGACCCTTTTACAGGAGCACCTTACTCTGACCAGATGGCTAGACTTGGATTTAATAGAGGCTCTATTGTAGATATACAAAAGGTAGGTAATAAGTCAGTAAGAACTTATGAAGATGGTAGCACCGAAGAAATAGAAATACCTGAAGAAATTAGGAATGAACCGGGACTTAGAATGGTAGCACCTATTATAGAATTATTAGGTGGTGTAGGAATATTAAAAGGTGGTAAAGTAGTTAAAGAAGTAGGAGAAGAAGTTTTAGAAAAACGAGCTGTCCCTAAAATACTTTATCATGGTTCAGGTGAAAGAGGTTTAAAAGAAATAATACCTTCATATAGAAGAACTAAAACACCTAATCCAGCACTACAAAGAGGAGTGTTTACTAATCCTAGTATAGACAATGTAGTAAAATTTACAGGTGAGAAAGGTTCTGTATATGGATTAGATGTATCAGATATTTCTTCTTTTAAAAACTTGTTAAGTATTTCTAAAAATAAAGTTTTAAATGCTGATAAACCTAACAAGTCTTTATTAAAAGCTTTAGATAAAGAAATAAAAGATTTTAAAACAACAAAGAAAACAGGATTACTACAACAAGGAGAGATAAGTAAGTCTAAACAGCTACAACAGTTTAAAGATGATATGTTAAATAAAGATAATTATATAACAGGTATTACTCCTGCTGTTGATGATTTTTTAAGAAGACAAAAAGTAGACGTAGTTAAAACAACTCCTAATTTTAGAAACCCAGATAAAGTTCCAAACTTTATATTACTTAGAGATAGTGTACCAGTTAAAGATGAATTTTTAACTAAATTACAAAACAATAAATATTATATTCAAAAGGATTAGTTATGAACATAGAACTTTGCAAAGCTGAAATAAAAAGACACGAAGGTGAAGTGTTAGAAATATACATGGATAGTTTAGGCTATAAAACTCTTGGTGTTGGACATCTATGCCAACCAGAAGACCCTGAGTATTCTTGGGAAGTTGGTACTGCTGTTTCTCAAGAAGTAGTAGATATGTATTATGATAATGATTTTAACAAACATTTAAAAGAAGCTATACATGTAGTAGGTGAGGAAGATTTTGAAAACTTACCAGAAGCTATACAACGAGTCATAGTTAATATGTGTTTTAATTTAGGTGGTACAAGATTATCTAAATTTAAAAATATGTTAGCAGCTTGTAGAAAACATGATTGGAATGAAATGGCTAGACAAATGGAAGATAGTCGTTGGTTCGGTCAAGTAGGTAGGCGTAGTAAAGAACTACAAGATTTAGTATTACAGCAAAATGATTCTGTATACTGAAAAGCAATTAGAAGATGCTTACCATTCTTATAGGGTAACACAAGTCAAACAAGACATGGCTTTTGTAACACTACAAGATTTTAGAATCATGTTTGAAAAAATATTAGAAATATTATATAAGGATATATTATGAAAAATTTATTAAAAAACGTAGTAGGTGCTGTAGCTCCAACATTGGGTACTGCTTTAGGTGGTCCTATGGGTGGTATGGCTGCTAATATGATAGCAGAAGTTTTAGGTGTACCTAACAATCCTAAAGCAATAGAGAAGGGTATAGCAGAAGCTACACCAGAACAAATGCTAGAACTTAAAAAAGCTGAACAAGCTTTTGAAGTACAAATGAAAGAGCTTGATGTAGACGTATACAAGTTAGAAGTAGCTGATACTCAAGATGCTAGAAGTAAGTTTTCAAAAGACTGGACAGCTAGAATTATGGGTGTAGCTACAGTAGGTGGATTCTTAGCTTATATATTCTTAGTAACACTACAACCACCAGAGCAGAATAGTGAGGCTCTAATAAACCTAGTATTAGGTTATCTTGGTGGTTTAGCAAGTGCTGTTATTAGTTTTTACTTTGGAGCTTCTAATAAGCAAGACTGATGGAGTCGGCAGTATCACTAATAACTGAGTTAGGTTTTCCTATTGCAGCAGCTTTAGGACTAGGTGTTTTTGTTTGGAAACTTATCAATAGAATTATTGATGGTATGGAAACTAAACTAGATACCCTAGATGATAAAGTGCAGACTGCATTAGACACTATGGAAGAAAGGGTGTCAACTAAACTTGATAGTCAATATGGTATTATTGTAAGTTTAATTGATAGAGTAAGAGCAATGGACAATCAAAGTATTAGACAAGATGTATTGTTAAAGACTTTGTTAGGTGTCCCAAATTTAATTGATATAGAAAAGATAGCAAAGGCAGAAAGAGATGACCAGAGAAAAGATTGAGATGGCAACATTAGTAAGTATATTTTTATTAGCACTATTTGCAGTAGCAGATATTGAAGCTGATGAAATGGTACATCAATTTAAGAATCCTAGTTTTAGTGGGATAGGTACTTCTGCACATTGGCTTACTATAGAAAACCAAGAGTTCTCAAGAAAGATGACTATCAAAGAAGAACTAAAAGCTATACAAGAACAAATAGAAAGAGATAAAGAAAACACTACATTAGCAAGGTTTATAAGAAACCTAGAGTCTAGAATATATGCACAACTATCAAGACAGCTAGTAGAAAATTTATTTGGTGAGACTCCAAGTACAGGTGGCATATTAGAATTAGAAGGTAATACTATTGAGTATAGTATTGAAGATGGAATAATAACATTAAGGATTGTCGATGCAGATGGGAATGAAACAATTATTGAGTTGCCTATTGGCGATTTCAGCTTTTAGTGGTTGTGCAGTATTAAGCAAGAATACAGATTTAGTTTTAACACAAAATATAGAACCTGCTAACGTATTAGATTTACAATCTCAAGAGTTAGCTGATTTACCTCCTGCAAAAATTAAACCAATTATAGCAGTATATGCTAACAGTTTTCAAGACTTAACAGGGCAAAGAAAAAGTAATAGTAGCTTTGCTTTATTTAGTACAGCAGTTACCCAAGCTCCAGAGGCATTGCTTATCAGAGCTTTAAAACATGCTGCTAATGGTAAATTTTTTAGAGTTGTCGAAAGGGTAGGGTTAGATAATCTTACCAAAGAACGACAACTAATCCGGTCAACCAGAGAAAGTTTTGACGAAGATTTAAAACTACAACCCTTACTATTTGCTGGTCTTATAGTACAAGGTGGAGTTATAAGTTATGACACAAACATTCAATCTGGTGGTCTTGGTGCTCGTTATCTAGGAATAGGTAACACTAAGCAGTACCGAGAAGACGTAGTAACTATATCATTGCGATTAGTTTCTGTGTCAACAGGTGAGATATTATTAGAGACTACGGTGTCTAAAAATATTTTATCTACAAGTGTATCTCAAGATGTCTTCCGGTTTATTGAAGCTGGTACTGAACTAGTAGAAATAGAAGGAGGCATCGCTGAGAACGAGGTTGGCTCTATTGCTTTGCAAAAGGCAGTAGAGACAGCAGTTTTTAATTTAATAGAAATAGGAATAGAAAGAGGGTATTGGGAATATGAATACATTAAAATTGATGACCCTTGTGCTGATGTCGAGTGCATCATTGTACGGGGCTGACAACGAAATATATATTGACCAATCAGGTGATACTGCTAATATAGACTTAGAGCAACTTGGTTCAAGCAACATTATAGGTGGGCTAGAATCTAGTGCTGGAAGTCTTAATCCATTAGATTTGGATGGTTCTTCTTTGACTCTTGACATCAATCAAATAGGTGACAGTAATACATTTCTTGGTGATATACTAGGAGATAATATTGTTGGTTACTTTAACTTTGATGGCAACTCAAATGCATTTACTATTCAGGTTGACCCTACTGATACCTATGGTGCTGATGGTTCTAACTTAAATGTACAAGCTACTGGTGACAGTAACACATTTGAACTAAATCTAGCTACAAGTGCTTTAGCAAGTAACACAGATTTAGATTGGATTATCAACGGAAGTAGCAATACATTAACATTTGATATAGATGTTGATGGTGCTTTTTCTTATGTAGACATAGATGGAGATAGTAATACTGTAGACTATGACGGTGATGGATATGCTGATGGTTATTTTTACTTAGACCAAACAGGAGATTCAAGAACCTTTAATATACAACAAAAGAGTACTTTAGCAAGTGATTGGCTCAAGATTATTTCAAATGGTGATTCTGGTACTGTGTGTGTTATCCAAGATGACGGTGGCACAGCAGTCGGATGCTAGTATTGGAAGCGTAACAGAACTCAAAGGCATAGGCAGGATTGTAAGGGATATACCTTATGATGCTGCCTTATCTTTTGATATAGAAAGTTATGATAACGTTGAGACTACTAATGGTAGGATTGGTATAACGTTTCTTAACGACACTAGGGTTAGATTAACAGAACATTCACAGTTACTCATTGATGAGTTTATCTATGACCCTGACCCATCAAAGTCTAAGATGGCTTTGCAGTTTGCAAGTGGGACAGCAAGATTTATTACTGGTAAATTAAATACTATTAATAAAGAGAACATTGCTATTAGTACTCCTAGTGCAAACGTATCAATTCGTGGTACAGATTTTACAGTAACAGTAAATGAACTTGGTGAAAGTTTAATTATACTATTACCGAAAGATGATGGCACTCCAAGTGGTGAGATAGTTGTTGCTACTGCAATAGGTGAGGTTATACTTAATCAACCCTATCAAGCTACTACAGTTTCTATGTTTGAAACTGAGCCTACTAAACCTGTAATATTAGATATAACACTTGAACTAATAGACAATATGTTGATTGTCAATCCACCAAAGGAGGATGTAAATGTTACTGAGAAGAGTGTGTCAAGTAATAGTAATAACTTACTTGATGTTGATTATCTTGAGTTTGAGGACTTGGATATAGACTATCTAGCTAGTGATGATTTAGAATTTACAGAGCTAGATATAAATTACCTTGACGTAAATTTTTTAGAGGACTTGCTTGAGATTATACAAGATGTCAACGAGCTTGACCAGACTGAAACTTTACTTCAAGCTGATTTAGATTTAAAAGGTACAACCTTAGGGTTTGACCCTGATACGCAGATAAATACTTTTACTACAGATAATACTATAACTTTTATTAGAGCATTAGAAAATACAGTAAGAGTAGATTTAGATAAGAGTAATGCTTATACTGTTATCTTAATACAAAATGGTAAGAGCACACAGATTATAGTAAATGGTGGTAGCTCATCAACCATAACAATAAAACAAAATGACTAATATAAAGTACGCAAGTTTATTACTAGGGTTATTAACATTACCTTTGTTATTTAATTTTGCACCATTAGAAGTATTAAGACTAAAAACTTTTGATGCTCTAGTACAAACACCAGAGCCTTCAGGTCATTTTACTATTTTAAATATTACAGAGGAAGATGTGCAACTCAGAGGTGGTTATCCTTTTCCTCGTCAAGATTTAGCAAGTATTCATATTGACTTACTCAACAAAGGTGCATTAGGTGTTGGTTGGGTAATATTATTTCCACAAGATGACAGGTTTGGTGGTGATAAAATATTTGCAGATGTGTTAAGCTATGCACCAAGTGTATTAGCTATGCCAGAGTTTGACAATGGTATGTACCCAGAAACTCATGGTACTGTTATTCTTGGACCAGACGTAGACTTACCAAAGGCAAAAGGATTTTTACAGAATATAAAACCTCTAAGTGAATCAGCTACGCAAGGTGCTGTATCTGCTCCAGTAGATGTGGATAACCTTGTAAGAAGATTACCACTACTACAGCAAACACCTGATGGTTGGGTTGCTGCTTTTGGTACAGAAGTATTAAAGACTCTAGCTGGTGCTACCACTTATCAGATAAAGACCAACGAGAATGGTATAGAGATGATAAGAGCTAGAGGTCTACCACCTATTAACACGGATAGTTTAGGTAGGAAGTGGATTAGTTGGGTAGATACAAAACAAACAACATTGGAAGAGATGGATGTCGAAGGTACATTTGTTTTTGTTGGCGTAACTGCTGCTGGTGTAATGCCACAGTTAGCTACACCAAAGGGACTGTTAGAGCCTCACAAGATACAAGCAGCTTTAGCAGAAAGTATTTTAATAGACTCTCCTCAGATTCCAGATTATAGATTATTTATAGAACTTATTTTATTATGCATTTCAGGATTGTTAATCGTCTTCGTGATAAATCATTTTGGTATTACTATGGGTGCATCATTGGCAAGTACGCTGATACTGTCGATGGGTGGGCTCGGTTACTATTTAATATCACGAGGCTTTTTAGTTGATGTCACATGGAGTATGACATGTATGACACTTTTGTCATTACAACAATTCTATCTAAGATTCAGAGAGCAATACAAACTAAGACAACAAATCAAGAAACAGTTTGAACATTACTTAGACCCAAGACAAGTAAAACAATTACAAGACAATCCTGACTTATTAAAACTAGGTGGTGAAAGAAAGTATTGCACCATGCTGTTTACTGATGTCAGAGGCTTTACAAACTTATCAGAACAATTAGAACCAGAAGAAGTAA